TCCTTTTATAATTTGTAGAAATGCTCCTACAGATCTTTTGTCTGTTAATTCAAGTGCCTTACCTAAATCAATCCCTTTATCTTCAAGTTCACCAAATGCATCGGCTAAATCTTCAATACCATTAATTGGTCTTCCAATTGTTTTAGCAAGATCACCATTTGCATCAGCCAGATTAAGCAATATGTTTCGGGTTGCAGTTGCTGACGATGATGCATCAAATCCAGCATCTGATAAAGTAGCCAGGAGTGCAGTGGTTTCCTCAACAGAAAAACCAAAAGTGGAGGCCACTGGTGCGATGGTTGACATCGCAGTCTCATATGTACTAAATGAAAGTGCTGACTTTGTTGTGGCCACTCCCAGAGTTGATACCACTCTCTCCATTTCTGATGCATCTAATCCAAATGCTCTTAATGTTGCACCAGCCACTTTGGATGCAGATGCAAGATCGGCTCCAGTTGCAGATGCAAAGTTTGAAACTGCCTCAGTGGATGCCTCAATCTCAGTCGTAGTGAATCCTAATTTCGCCAGTTCAATCTGCATCTGTGTGATTTGTGTCGCAGTAAATTGACTTGTGCCTCCCAGTATTTTTGCTTGTTCAGTAAGTCCAGCAAGTTCTTGTTTTGTCTTTCCAGAGATAGCAGTCAGATCTGCTTGAGCCTGGTCAAATTCAATTATAGTACCAGTGACTGATCGAAATATTTGACCGAGACCAATACCAGCACCAAGCGTACCAAGTACTCCGACAAGTCCCTTGATTGCATCTTTATAATTACCGACATTTCTAAAGTTATCACCTACTGACTTATCCAGTTTCTTGAGTGCCTTGTCTCCTTGCTTTGCCGATGCAGTGGTCTTTCGATATTGAGTGCTTAAGTCTCTATAAGCCTTTGTGTTTTTCTTTCCAGATTGCTCAAGGATCAGCATCTGAGCTCCAAGTTCTTTGGATTGATTCTTTAATGCCCTTGTGTTTTTCTCAAGTTTCTTATACGCACTTGCTTCATCTTTTGCGACCTTAACTGCTTTCTGATTTGTCTTCAGGAGTCGCTCTTTCTCTTGACTCTGTTGCTTGTCATTTCGCATCTGTTGAGATTGCGTCTTGAGTTTCTGTTGCTCTATCTTTTCAAGTTCTTGGAGTGCCTTAGCCTCCTTTATCATTGCATCCTTTTTGAGTTTATCAATCTGGATAGATTCCTTTTTTAATTTGTTTGCTTTTTGAGTTACGTCTACGACATTTTTAATGGCTTTTGCAGAGTCGAACTTTGCTCCTCCTATAGACTTCTTCAATGCGTCAGCAGTCTCCATGACCTCCTTCTGGAGATTGTTCATGATCGTGATGGTTTGCTTTGCTGAATCTCGTATACCTTTGAAGATATCCTCTTGATCAAAAATGTCTCTGCTACTTATTTTTTTAGCCATTAGTTGTCGGTTTGTTATGTTTCTCAAATTCACTCAAGAGGTCAAAATATTCTTGAGTGGTAATGTTTTTAGGATTGAGCCATTGCCCTATCCATTTACTCAGATGAACCAGTGTCTGGCTTATCGTCATTCCAGATCCCTTGTTTGATAGCATGGTCTCCAGTTTTGATTCTTGGATTTCTGCTTCTGTTAATTTGAATCTGTCCCCACTGATACAGAAGTCGAGCTCGGCTTTTGCTTTTTTCAGCATTGTGTTCAGCATCTTTTCATACATCTTATTCAGTCCATTCTTATCGATGTAATCATCGTATATCATCTCCCAGACTTTGGCGTCTTTGACTTTTGTTCCCTCCTGGCTATCCATTCGACAATATTGGATATCACCTCCAGAACATTTGATCCAGTTGTATAGAGGTAACGTTTCTATACTTGTGAAATATTCTTCATATTTTGAGGAGTTTTCGGACTTCAATTTTATAGAGTCTGAGGATTTCTCTTGAGAGTTTGTCCATCGATTCATTAGTGAGGCCCATAATCCCTTCGCCATATTGAAAGAATAAGTTCGTTGTATCGCCATCTTCATCTGTTTTAATAGGATTTGCATTGATCTCAAAATAAGAAGAAAAAACGTCAATATAAAAAGAATCGAAAAACTCTCCAGTATCTTTCAAAGTGTAATGAGTTCCAGCGACCTTCTCTGGATTTATCATCTCAGTGTATTCTGAATACTCTCCGATTACATCTCCATCCTCATCAATACCTTTGTCAAACAATTGGTCTTGTCTTACCAGATCAAGAATGAATGTTCTTAATTGTTTTTTTTTAAAAACTCTTAACCATATTTTATTATGATCCAGAACTCTGTTGAATCTTTTCAACGTTAAACCCAGTTCTGTTTGCATAATATTAAATCCCATTTCAATCTCCTATTTTTGTATTGATAAAGGAGAGGCCGAAACCTCTCCCATGATATCAATTTATCACTTAAAACAAAGTTACGCTATCGCAGTGAAAACTTTCTTCCCATTATACCCATCTTTATTAATAGATAAGGTATAACTTTTTGCAGTTACAAATGCGAAGTTTACAGTATAGTTTCCTTCTAATGGAAGGTTTTCTGTTACTGAGGTAATGGTCTCAGACGTTGAATCTGTATTGTTATACAGAGCAAAATCAGCCAGTACCAATCCTTTCAATTTGATTGGATTGTAAGCAGTACCATAATCAAACTCAGCGTTAAAAGTACATGATGTATTCGCTACCTCTGTGAAGTCTGCGAAGTTAACATCAATCAATCCATCAAGATCGTTGAAGTTGATTCCAGCCTCTTCTGGAGTGATCATGTACATTGTACCCTCATCAAATAGACGATTAAAGTCAAATGCGACCATGATCTTGCTGATTGTTGAATCAGTTGCAAACATATACTTCGGATCGAATGACGCATTGTCCACTGCTATAGGAAATAATTTGTCTCCCACTTTAGATCCGACAAGATTACCATTCACATCAATGATAAAAACTCCGAACTCAACACATCGGTTGTTTTGAAGTTTGCTCAATAATGTTGGTGATGAATCATCTGCCCATAACTCTCCAGAGAAAGATCGTACTCCTTGACGAAGGAATGCTTTTCTTCCAGAGTTTGCTTCCTCAAATTGCGAGTCTGCTTTTGGTAGTTCAACATTTTCGAACTGAGGTAAAGGAAAGTATCTAAGACTTTCATCTGCTTGGTTCACTAAAGTTGACCATACTGGAACTGCTACCGATAAATCGATTGCGTTATCTACTCCAGCACTTGACTTCAATGGAACCATAATTAACGTGCTTGTGACCGATTGAATCGGCACACATGCTGGGACTCCAGTGTTGGATAATCCCATATCACAATTACATCCTAATGACATATTTCAATTTTTAAATGAATTGTATTTAACATTTACAATTCTGTTTGTACTTAACTAAGTTGACTCTGAGTTCGACTCCAGAGAGATTTGCGTCAAGGATGTTCTCAAACATTCCACGATCTGTCTCCACTCCGAATCGGCTGAATGTGATCAGTTCATATTCCTCAACAGTCTGAAAACTTCGATCCTCTTTGATGCTATCCATGAAAGCCTTTGCAAGTCTCTCCATAGGGAAGACTACATTGTCTCTGTGGTCAGCAGTGTAATAGTTTCGAATATCAGTCTCATCGAGAAAGAACATTCTGATCTCACTCTCAAAGTCAATTGCACTCTCTCTCCCTCTCTTGGTCATTCGTATCATTTCCAAAAGCCAGGCAAGTGGTGT